CACGCGGTGCGCCAGGTGACGACACCCAGAGCTGGAGCAGGCGAGTGCATCGGTCGAAGGCCTCGAAGATCTGGTCCGGCACCGTCTTCGCTTCGTCCACGATCAGCATCAGCGGCGCGTCAGGGTCGCCGTGCCATCCTTCAGCGCGGCCTCCGTCGTCGGTCGAAAACCCCAGTGCGAAGCCGCCTTCGGGCGTGCGGAGTTCGTCGCTGAGGAACGTCCATGTGGGGAACTTGTCGCGGTGCTTGCGGATCGCCGGCCAGAGCTGGTTGGAGAGCTGCCGGAAGGATCCCGAGGTGAAGACGACTTTGCCCTTGGGATTCTGATCGAGGAACCACAGGATCAGCGGCGCGACGAGCCGGTCTGTCTTGCCGCTGCCGTTTGCCGCCACCACGGACGAGAACTGCCCGATGCCGACGGACTCCAGCGCCTCGATCTGCCAGACGTAGGGGATGATGCCCAGCTTGAGGACGCAGAACTCGGTCGGAGTCATCTCAACCTCTCCTTCAGCTCATGCAGCTCGATGAACAGGCTGATCGCCGTCTCATGCTCGGCCTTGAGTTGATCTCGCAGCGTCTCGACCTCGTGCTTCCAGACGACCAGCTCGCGCTCCAGCTCGGCAATGCGATCAACTCGCGGCGCGTCACAATCCTCGCAAGCCTTTTGAGCTGCTCGGAAGGTCTGGTTTTCGCGCTCCAGCTGTCGGCTTAGGCCGGTCATCTCCGAGATGTAGGCGGACTCGTTGTAGCCTCGATGGGCAATGGCGTCGGTGCGTGGGGTCGGTGTCATACTCGTCGAGCCTCCTTCCATGCGGCAAACATCTGCTGGCATCCACCGGGGTCGTAGGTGAATGACGCATGCTCAAGCTGAGATGCCATCTCGTTTGAAAGCGCCCGCTCGGCGGCAAGCTCGCGCTCAAGCTCTTCCAGTCGGTCGGCGGAGGCATCGATCATCGCGCCGATGTCTGCCGGGTTCGGCTGCTCAAGCGTCTCGTCGCCTCGCCGCCATCGGTTGAACTCGCGGAGCTGGGTGGGTAGGTTGTTGGCTGGTGCCATGGTCGGTGTCAGTCCCTCTTCGGCGAGGAAGTCGGCAAAGTCACTCCCTCGGTGCGGGTTCGGTGTCATGGCCTGCGGACTCGTTCCTGCGCGTCCTCGATCACCCGGCGAAGGGCGGCGTCTTGGTCGGGTGGCAGGTGAATGAGAGCCGACTTCGTGCTGTTGTCGATGCCGACGTTCACTTCCATCTCAGCCGGTGGCTTCCACCCGCCACGGCACTTGAGCCAGAAGATGCACGCGGTGAGCGCCTCTTTGCTCTCGCCGGTGGCGATGTCGAAAAGCCGCTTGGCGATCTTGCTGGTGGCCTTGGCCTGGCCGATGTCCAACGCGTCGCGGTAGTGCCGCTGGATCGTCTTCTTGTCGATCCCGACCACGCGCCCGATCTGCTCGACCGGCACGCCGATGCCCGACAGCATCTCGATCTGCCGGGTCATGGCCTCGCTCACCTCGTGCTTCGGGCGGCCTGCTTTGCGCTTGGCGGGTGTCATGGTTTCTCGGCCTTGAGTTCGTCGAAGGTCTTCCCGCTGGCTTCGTGGATGGCCTGCTTGCCGGTGAAGGCTTGCCAGCGTTTTACCGTCACGTCGATGTAAGCAGGCGTGAGTTCCATTGCGTTGCATCGCCGCCCCGTCTTTTCTGCCGCCATCAATGTCGACCCTGACCCGTTGAACGGCTCCACACAAAGAGCACCGTTGCTTGCGCTTGACTTGATTATTCGCTCCATCATTTCGACGGGCTTCGGCGTGGCGTGTGAGTGTCTGTCACTTCCGGTGACTCTGCCAAACTCCCACACGTCAGTCATGTTGTCGTGGGTGTTGTCGAAGTGCGCTCGCGTGTCGTAGAAGGCCCGCTTGAGTTCGTCGTGTTCCCGCTTGAGTTCGTCGTGTTCCCGCTTGAGTTCGTCGTGTTCCCGCTTGAAGGCGTCGCCTTTGGCGAATGCTTGCAGTTTTTTGTATGCCTCCTCGGTCGGAAAGCACCATTGCGATTTTGTGAAATAGTGACCGCCCATCTGATTGCCGAGCGCTTCCTTCCACTTCTTGGAACCTCCGCACTTTTCCATTTCCTCCGCTAGATACTTTCGGATTGGTTCCCACCCTTCCCAGTAGTTGTCAGCGTTATTGTTGAATCCTTGCTCGCCGAGCATGAAGAAAAGGCAGCGCTCAGAATTGTTTCCAAAGCACCTGCAAACCCCATCTTTAAGCCCTGCCCCTGAAGGCTTGTCCCACACAATCTCGTTACGCATCGTCAACCGCTCCGAATCTTTCAATCCTCCCACATACCAAAGCCTCCACAGGTCTTCGGCGTTTCCCCATATGTAGGCGCTGGCATTCTCTTCAATGAATGGCCGGAACGTCGCCCACCATTCCATTTGGAAGGCGTCGAGCTTGTCTGCGTAGAGATTGTCGTTTTCCACTCCGTCCTTTTCTTTGCCCATTCCGTAAGGCGGGTCGGCATGAAGTAGTTGTGCCCGCTCGCCTTTCATCAGTTGCTCGACGTGTGTCGGTGTCGTGCTATCCCCGCACATCAAACGGTGCCTCCCCAACACCCACACGTCGCCTAGCACCGACACCGGATCGACCGGCGGCTCCGGCACCTCGTCGGGGTCGGTTTCGCCCTCGGTGGTCTCGGCGAGCAGGTTGGCGAGTTCGTCCACATCAAACCCCGTCAGCTCCAAGTCGAACCCCTCCTCGCGCAGGTCGGCCAGCTCCAGCCCGAGCAGCTCCTCGTCCCAGCCGGCATTCAGCGCCAGCTTGTTGTCCGCGATAATGTAGGCGCGGCGCTGCGTGTCGGTCAGGTGCGACAGCCGGATGCACGGCACCGTGCCCAGCTTGAGCTTTTGCGCAGCCAGCACGCGACCGTGGCCGGCGATGATCCCGTTCTCGCCGTCGATCAGGATGGGATTGGTGAAGCCGAACTCTCGGATGCTCCCGGCGATCTGCGCCACCTGCGCCTCGGAGTGGGTCCGCGTGTTGCGGGCGTAGGGGATCAGGGTGTCGGTTGGTAGCTTTTCAATTTTCATAGCGGGGAAAAATATTGTCACAAGTTGCGCGCCCTCTTCAGCGCGTCCAGCGTCGGCCTTCCATCAGGGCCGAGCGCATTCGGCCCCAGACGCGCCGTCACGGCCGCGATGGCCTCCCGGCGTAGGTCAGGCGGCAAATCGTCCACATCGGCCTCCACGCCGGTGTTGAGTTGCTTGGCGGGCGTGATCCCGAAGCGGGTCAGATCGGGCACGACAAGCACCTCGCCGGGGCGGACCAGCCCGAGCGCCTCGGCCTCCTTTCGGCTCACCGGCTGCTGGGTCATGTAGGAGTTAAACCCGAACGGTCCCCACGGCACCTCGAAGCCCCCGATGTCGGCGGCGTTTTGGAACAGCCAGAACTCGAAGTCATCGTAGCGTCGGACCTGACCCTCGGCTGCGACGTGCCGATCGCGGGGCGTGACTGCGCCAGGGCGGCGGAAGAACCGGGCGGCGGGCCATCGGTTGAGCGTGCGCGGGTTCATGACCCGCGTCTGCCAGTAGGCGAAGGTCTGCGCCTGCTCGGTGTTCGTCGTGAAGATGAGCTGGAGGCGGGCGTTTGAAACGACGTTGTCGATCCGGGTATTCTTGAAATCGGCCGGCGTCGCCAGTCCCTCGGACACGAGGAGCGTCCCTGCACGCTCGCGGAACTCGGCGAGCCCGTTGACCTTGTAGACGGTTTCCTCGGCTCCGGTGGTCGGGTTGGTCACGGTCTGGGTCGCGCCGGACTGCCAGTCGAGGAGCATGTTCCGCATGCGGTTGAGAACCTTCGCGGAGTTGATCGTCGCGGAGAAGAACGATCGCTGGCGGATCGCTGGTCCGACGGCCTGCCAGTCGGCGCTCTTGAACGTCGAAGGCGCGGCCTTGCGTTTCAGCAGGGCGCGGAGTGCTTCGAGGTAGGCGATCATGGCGGCGGTGGTTGCAGGCTCCCCAGTTGTCGCGCTCGGCCTGCGGCGGGCGGTTATGAAGGGTCTTGCGGCCCGCCCTCTGGCGACACTGTGGGATGGTCGGGACTCCTTCGGGCTATACGGAATGCGGGGGCACGATGCCGGGTCCGGGCAGGATTGCAAGCCGGTAACGCAGGTAACGCGGGTAACAATCCCGCGTTGGAGGCTAACCCCTTGAGAATCATGGCGGGAGCCCCTATACTACTACTCTACAACAATAAATAGATTATTATTATTAGAGCCCTCTCCCTATGGGCCTCTATCTAGGGGTGAGTGGCTCTTAATATATTAGGGGCTGTCTCCCGGAAATTACCGTTGTAACGTAACCGGTTGATTACCAGTGAAAATCCGGTTACAAACAACAACAGCCCACGAAAAAGCCCGACCCCCGTGAAGGGATCGGGCTGGGGAAACCTGCGCCGGAATCAGAACGGGATGTCGTCTCCGTCGTCCGGCATCGGCGCGGATTCCACCGGTGGAGGTGCCGCAGCGGCCCGTCCGATGGGCTTCCAGTTGCCGATGATCGGCCCTTTCTCGCCGGCCTCCCGGCGCTCCTTAGTGAGGTTGACGGCGGCGAATCCGGCGTAGCCGTACTTGTCCGGGCCGTCCCGATTTGGGATCAGCGTCAGCTCGAGGTAGTGCGCCTTCTCGCCGATGAAGACGGCGTTCGCCTGGAGCGGAATTGCGACGAACGCGGTGCCATCCTTGGACGTAAACGGGCGCGCTCCGGCGAGCTTTAGGAGATCAATTTTCAGCGATTGCATGGTGGTATTTGGTAGGAGATCAAACGAGGGATGCGCCGTCAATGTCGGCGGACTCACGGACGGCCGGCGCGGATCCGCATCGGTCACGGCACTCGGCAGGGTTGGTGCATCCGCAGCGCGGAC